AACCGTTGGTGTTGATGTAGGCACGATCAGCTACACCAGTACCATCGGTACGAAGATATAAACTACCTTTAGGAGCGGATACTGTGGGCGCACCAGAACCAAAATATATACCAGGAGCAGTTCCAGCACCAGTGGTTGCGAATACCGCACCGCCTGCCGTAACTGGAGTGTTGATAGCTGGCGTATATTGTTTCAAATCAGCCATATATCCTCCTTAGTTCAATCTTAGGTTTACTAGTTGGTACTCACCAGACACACCTAGTTGCAAAGCATCACCATATCCTGGGTGAGTTGCTACTTTAAGTGAGCCAGCACCAGCGGTTAGTGAAACACCTTGTGAGACTTCCTCGCCAAGCGTGTAAACTGTAGCGGCGCAAAGTAGTGCTGAAGGGCCACCTACTTGGAACCAGCCATAGGTTGTAATGGCGATTGGAGTTTGTGCTACACCGATTGCCATACCACCAGGAGTTGCGGCTGATGGTGTGATGACTGCACCACTGTAGGAGTTTGCGAACAAACTGACCTTAGTAGTTGTAGTCCAAGCAATCTGAATTGGATCGTCTAGGTTAAAGACACCCGTACCCGCAGAAGCGATAGCGTTGTGGCTACGAATTCTGTAAGTTGGGCCAAGACCCGTTGAAGTAGAGTTAGACCAGATGTAACCACCAGCGTACTGGTTAGCAGTAGCGGCTGTTGCACCTAGAGTAACTGTTACTGAAGTTGCGCCAACAGCAGCGGCTGTACCGCCAGTGATGTTGACGTGGTTGGCGACGACTGTAGGGCCGTCGTTCATTTTACCTGTAGCTAATGCTACCGCACCCGATAGACCGTAGCGGAAACGGCGACCGTCAGTTGTTTGTGCATCGTTTCCTAAAGGTCCTTGCTGTGTAGAACTAGTCTGGTTAAAATCCTGATCTAGTACTGTTGATTGTGTTGTTAATCCCATATTATGCCTCCTTAAACAGTTGTTATGGCAGTGGCTTTACCGTGACGGCGGGTCTGTCCACTGATTAAGTTACCTAACATAATGAACTGTCCGATTTGAGCATATTGGTTGAAAGGCTTATCAAAACCACTCCACTGAATTGGGTAGGTAGCTTCGTATTCTTTGTACACGCCGTCTACTTGACCGTTAGCTTTGTAGTTAGTAAGACCTTCGCCCTTAAGGTTGTACCAGTTAAGATACTCTTCGTTTAGGAAGAACATTGCACCAGAATCACACTTCTCGTCAGCGACTACAGGAATGCCTCTCCAGCAGAGAGTTTCAAATCCGTATTGACCCTTTAGTGACTCTTGGTTTTGGAATGTTACACCAGGCTTTGCGTAAGTAGTCAGGTAAGCTCGTGAAAGCTCTGAGTAAGTACTTTGAATAGTTGGTGTGAACAGACTCTCTAGTAAGTCCCAAACCGTTTCAGTTGTAACGATTATACTTGGTCGTTGTCTCTTAGTACCAGCAGCGGATGTACCACGCATAATGGTTGCCATCAAACCAAACGTCAACGCTCCACCGCTTGCAGCGGATAGGGTTGAGTTTAGTGCCGGGTAAGTAGTCCTAGTAAGACCACCGTAGGTTGAGGTGTTTGTACCATCATCTACGATTGCACCAAGACCTAGGAAGTCATCACCTGCACCCGAGCCGTAAAGCTGAGTACCGATGCTGTCTAACATAGAGTTTTGTGCCTCTTCTAGTGTGACCTTAACCAGATCAAGAACTTCTGCATCTGTGTGGTTAAGCGATACTTCGCCACCAGAGACGGATACGTTCTGATAGAACTGGGCTGTAGTGAATGTTTGTCGCACACGGGTATCTTGGAGTGAGGTATCAAATGTACCTACGCCAGAGAAAGAACCGCCTGATGTTGGTTTTGCGAACTGTAGTGGAATTTGAAGTTGTCTTCCGCTCCAATTCTTAACATCCCTCATGAATGTACGTGAGGTGAACACATTAGAGTTTAATACCGCATCTATAGATGTAGGTACATACTTCTCTTCTGTGATAGAAATGACCCTGTTGGATAGTGCCATATTAAATCTCCGTTCTTTTAGTAAATAAAAAAACCCACACATGCCGTGCGGGCTTCTTCAGATACCTTAGCACAAGTTGTTTAGAAATTCAATTACAAACTTTGAAGTACTTGGTGGTGGACTTGGTCAAGTGTAAGACCAGATGGAGGTGCTTCCATATACTTGGGTTTGCCACCTGTTCCACCAGAACCCATAACCATAGAACCCTTATCCTTTTTCTCAACAGCGTCTTTTTTTACTCTGTCTTTTGAGTCCTGGTCATACATATAAGCCTTAAATCCAGTAGAAAACTTCTCTATTAGATTACCGTCTTTAAGCTCGTCCCCCATATAATCATAAACCTTTTGGACTAACTTCTCGCTCTCGCCCTTATCTTTAGGGATAAGACCAGATTTAGTCAGTTCTTTGATCTCAGTGTTCCAACTTTCTTGCAAAGCCGTAACTCGTGTTTCCTCTTCCTTTTTAAGCCGTTCCTCCTCTTTTTTGGCAGAGTTAGCCTTATCAGTTTGAGCTTTTTCAGCCAGTTCTACACTCGCCTTAGCTAGTTCCTTGTAAGAGGTAGGCTCAAAGTCATCAGGCAAATCGTCAATGCTTGATACCTCATAGGTTTTACCGTCAGCACCCTTAATCTTAACCTTGGTTTCATCAACAGGTTTGTCTTCTTCAGGCTCTACGGGTGGGGCAATAACCTCGTCTTTAGGCTTATCTTCAACCTCCTCTTCTTCGTCTTCATCAAGCTCGTCAACCTCTTCTTCAACCTCAGGCTCATCAACTTCAGCTTGAGCCTTTTTATGCTCTTCATCTAGTGAACCGAGGTCTTTAGTTTCTATGTCGTCTTTTACTTCTTCCTTTTTGTCTTCGGGCTTATCTTTGTTTGCCATTGAAATAGCTCCTTAATTACCAGCTAATTATACCATACTTAAGCGGTTTTAAGAGGGTTCTGCTTTTGATCTACCTTTTGAGCCAAGGCATTAGCTTTATCGGGTATATCTGACTGGGGTTGACCATTCATCATCTGCCCCTCTAGTTGAGCCTGTTCTAGAGCTTGTTGGTTTGCTCCTTGCATATCTTCAGGCGTAGGCAGTTGGGTCTGCATAGCTTGTAATTGTTTAGCGGCTTGTTCCTGGGCTATGCGTAGGTACTCAACGTACATCTGCTTAATTATGTCGGGTTGCTTTTCAAAATCACCAGACAGCATATAGTTGTTCATAAAGCTAAAGTAAGTAGGTGGGTACTCGTCACGGATGTTGGGCATTTCTCCAGCGTTTAAGACCTGTACATCCATAAAGGCTTCACGGCTAAACTCGTCCTCTTTGGCGTTAGTTAGGTAACTAGCTGGATCAGTCTTATAAGTAACCCATCGCTCAAGCATCTTCTGAGGTGATGGTAGGTTACCACCAGTAGCGACTTCATAAATAGTTAGTGGATCTACCATGCCCAGTGGCGCAAGTTGAGCTACGAGTTCGGTCTGTCTATCCTTGTTAATCGGAAGGGTAGAACCTGCTTCTACCGATACATCTACGCCGTCTTCTATTAGGTCTGAGCGCATAACTATAAAATCAAACTGCCCATCTTCACCCGTAATCTTGTACCAGTGGTCTTCAGTGTAGTATACCTTCATCATCTGAGCCAGGTAGCGGTAGTACTGGGATGCCATTCTCTCCACAGCACGGGCAATATCATCCATGCGAGTGTAGTCTTGTTGCATCTGTAACTTGTCTTGACCCAACGTCTTATTATTGGACTGTTGCCCACGGGATATATCATGCGTGGCGAAGATGTTGTCAATCTCGTTACGGGCATCAATCTTATCCTCTATAACATAGTTCGGTAGCAGTGGAGGTGATACCCTAGCCATCGCTTCATTCACGTTCCCCTTAACTCCAACACGCTCATCTGGATGACCAGATAACTTAGCGATGTCTTCTTTCTTTATCATAAGAGTATTAAAGATAATCCCCGATCCAGCCATCTC